GTTCGATTGACTTTGCTAATTGACGGATAGAAGGTTCTGCGGTAATTAGCAAAGGTTCTGTACACCAGGCTCTTCGTGTTCTTGTAGCCCTGGATGACACAGTCGTTAATCACAGCTGGGTCTCTATCAGTAGCGACAGCTGTGTTGTATATCCTAGATACCGGTCTGGTGAGGCGTATCTGCCCCAATTCCACTGTTACCTCTCTACCTAGGAAATTTCCGGTCGTTTCGCTCTCAGTGTAGTCTGACATCAACAGGCCCAGTCCGTGGACCACTCCTTTTTCTGTCGTATACACCTTCAGTAAAGCTGCTCGGAAATCTTGGAGGCGTGACTTTGAAAGGATGACTAGCACATCGTCTCCTGCTGCTTTCAAATAAGCCTCGTAATCATTTGGATCATCTATTTGGGTCCTTATCCCTGCTAAGTGGCATACGAACATGAGGTAGAATATCACTCTGTTGGTATTTCCCAAGGATGTTTGTAGAGGATCGCCACTTGGAACGCCATTATAGCATTCTCCGGTGGCTAATCTCACACCCATCCTCTTGAAATGGCCCGATTCGTAATTGATCACGAACTTGTAAAATGCTTTCTTGGCCATTCTCTTTATCTTCCTCATCTCGATCAAAGTGTATCCGCAATCAATGCATACTTGATCGATGATATGATCCAATAATGCCCAATCTGTGGCACGGACCCCGTTGTTCTGGTGCGAATCGTGTTGAGCCCCGTCAAGAGTTATCAGAATTGGGTCTTTGATCCTGTTCCAAGCGATCGTTAACTCTTGCGCTAGCATATCGGGATTCATACGGATGGCATAAGCTCGACCTATGTTGGTGTCGTACTGCATCCAATCCATTATCCTCTTCCCGATATGACCCCCGGCTGCTTTCCACCAGTTCGGGGGATTGAAAATGAAGCGCAACTTGTAGTCTGCGGGGTCTCTACTTCCCTTTTTGTGTTGCGCTTCTAAATTTTTGCCCATGACATTATAGAACTCGGGCAATCTTTTTCCAGACAGCAGATCGTTCCTACCTGATTCGTACAATCCCTTCTTTCTTCCCTCAACTCCTTTAAGATAATCTTCCCAGGTCAAAGTTTGGGAGTTATACCTGAGATTTGATATCTTAGTGAAGCTGAACTTCTGGAAGTCCTTGACTAGATTTGTTGGTAGTACTGCGGGATTACCCTGTCTGGTTATTAAGGCAGCAAGCATGTTTTGGTAAGTGTTTTCTGGGAACCTTGGCTGCCATTCGTTAGGTTGGATATCCACAAGCTTGTCTGCATTCTTCTTCTGACATTCAGCTGTGTAGATTTCCTTCCTAGCCTCGTGCAATTTCGTGAACTTCACTCGAACATTTCGGCTCTTGTATCTCATCGTATTTAGCAGGCTGAGTTTGCTTTGTGATACAGGTACCAAAGATGTCGAGACCAATTTCTCCTTGTACACGGGTGCTTCTTGGTAGGCGAACCTGGTCATGTTTGTGCTGTCGACCTTTATTTGGTTATCGCCTACTCTGCCCACTTTGCCATCATTAATTAGCTTCTTCGGGCTGTCTAGAGGAGATAGTTGGACTTGGCTTAAGTCGAGGTCGGTAGTGTTCAATTTGGTGTATTTACCTGAACCTCTCCTGCTACCATCTGAAGACTCCGAATGAACAGTTTCATCCAAGATACCATCCGAGTTCTTCTCCACCTTCTTCTCCTCCTTCTTTTCCGACGCTTTGGGTTGGGGATCCTTCTTCCCCTCTTCATCGTCAGCGTCGTCATCCTCTAACTTTTCC